TGGTGATGACGTCGGCCAAGCTGGAAACCCCGGCGGCTTATGTCATCTACACCGGTGACGAAGCGGGCGAGAGCCAGGCGCAAAACCGCACGGTGCAGCGCCTTGCCGATGGTTTCGACGTGATTGTGGTCATGCAGACCCAAGACGAGCGCGGCCAGCAAGCGGTTGACCTGGTGCATGTGCTGCGCGCCGAGCTATTCCGCGCACTGGTCGGCCTGGAGTCGGCCGACCATGAACCGATCAGCTATGGCGGCGGCAGTCTCATGGCCTTGGATCGGTCGCGCGTGTCGTATCGCTTCGGCTTCGAGGCCGAAAGCCAGATCGGTCGAACGGGCAAGAACGACCCGCCGGAAACGTGGCAGGAAGTGAAGCTGGACGGCCTGCCCGCGTTGTCCGGTATTGACTTCACCTACGACAGTCTGGACCCGAAAGACCCCAACCACACCGCGCCCGGCCCTGATGGCCGGCCCGAGGTGCGTTTCTCCACCGAACTACCACAAGAGTGAACCCTATGACTCAAATCACCGTGTACCCGGTAGACGGGCGCGTCACGCCCGACCCGGCCATGGGCGATACGGTGCCGGCCGAAGGGCGCGCCGTGACGCTCGATATCTACTGGCAGCGCCGTCTGAACGACGGCGACGTGACCGACGTTAAACCCGCCAAGGCGAAGGCCAAGGCCGCTACCACTGGGAGCGCTGAATAATGTCTGTGAGCTTCAGTAGCGTTCCCAGCGACCTCAAGGTGCCGCTGTTCTATGCCGAGGTCGACAACAGCCAGGCCAACACGGCGACCAGTGCGATGCCGCGGCTGATCGTCGGTCAGGTCAACGATGATTCCGTGGCCCCGGAAATCGGCAAGCTGACGCTGGTTCCCAGCCTGAGCCTGGCCAAGAGCATCGGCGGCGTCGGCTCGATGCTGGCCGAGATGTACGACACCTGGCGTGCCATTGACCCGGCCGGGGAGGTGTGGTGCCTGCCGGTCAAGGCCACGGGCACCAAGGCGACCGGAAAGGTGGCCTTTGTGGGTACCGCCACGGCCGGCGGCCAGATCAACCTGTACGTGGCCGGCCAGCGCGTGCGGGCCACCATCAGCAGTGGCGCCACGGCAGCGGCCGCCGCGACAGCGCTGGCAGCGGCGGTTAACGCGGCCGGGCTGTCGGTGTCGGCGGTAGCGGCGACCGGTGAAGTTACCCTGTCCTGCCGCTGGGCTGGCTTGAGTGGCAACGACATTCAGCTGCAGTTGAACCGTCAAGGCCGGGTCAACGGTGAATTCACCCCGGATGGGCTGACCGTTACCGTAACGGCCATGGCCGGCGGCGTGGGGACGCCTGATGTGGCGGCCGCCATTGCCGTGCTGGGTGATGAGCCGTTCGAGTTCCTGTGTGGGCCGTGGGCCGATGCCACCTCGCTGGATGCCTGGAAAGCCTTGATGAACGACAGCACCGGGCGCTGGAGCTGGTCGCGGCAGCTGTATGGCCATGTTTACACGGCTTCGCGCGGCACGCTGGGTGAGCTGGTGGCCTTGGGCGACACTCGCAACGACGCGCACGTCACCGTGTACGGCTTTGAGAAACCCAGCCCGGACCCGGTATGGCGGCAGGCGGCGGCCTACGCGGCGCGGCAGGCGGTGTTTATCTCGGCGGACCCGGCGCGACCGACGCAAACCGGCGAGATGAACAAAATTACCCCGGCGCCGGCGGGCGAGCGCTTCATGCTGCTGGAGCGCCAATCGCTGCTGAGCCACGGCATTGCCACGGCGTACTGCTCCAGCGGCACCCAGCGCATCGAGCGGGCGGTGACCACCTACCAGAAGAACGACTACGGGCAGGCGGACAACTCCTATCTGGACAGCGAAACACTGCACCAGTCGGCCTACATCATCCGCTTCCTCAAGGGGCGCATTACCAGCAAGTATGGCCGCCACAAGCTGGCCAACGACGGTACCCGCTTCGGTGCTGGCCAGGCCATCGTCACCCCGGCGGTGATCCGTGCCGAGCTGATCGCCGGGTATTACATCCTTGAGCAAATGGGCATCGTGGAGAACGCCGAGGCCTTCGCCCAGAACCTGGTGGTGGAGCGCTCGCTGACCGATCCGACCCGCGTCAACGTGCTCTATCCGCCGGACCTGGTGAACCAGTTGCGGGTGTTCGCGCTGCAGTACCAGTTCCGCCTGCAGTATCAGGTGTAAGTAAAACCATCCACCGAAGCCCGCCACTGTGCGGGCTTTTTTGTAGGAGTTGCCCATGGGCAAGAAAGTCGCGGGAACCTGCTACGTCAAAGCAGACGGTGCCCAGTTCACCGTAACGGGCGGGGTTGAAGCCCCGCTCAGTGACAGAAAGCGCGAGTCGGTCGCGCCGGGGTACTTCAAAGAAGAAGACTTGGTGCCCTATACCACGGCCACGGTGGTCGATGACCCTGACCTGCCAATCGCGCAGCTGATGGCGGCCACTGACGCGACCGTAACCACCGAGTTCGCCAATGGCCGCGTCTACGTACTGTCCGGCGCGTACGTGGTGGAAGAGCCGGCGGCCAAGGGCGAAGACGGCACCATCGACATTCGCTGGGAAGGCAGCAAGGGAGTATGGCAATGAAAGAAGTGATTGAGCTGTCCGCGCCGATTCAGGCGCACGGCGAAGAAGTCAAAACGCTGGAGCTGCGCCGACCCACAGTGGTCGAGGTGCGCCAGATGAAGGCGCTGCCGTACAAGATTGACGCGGAGGATTCGGTGGCCGTGGACATGGACGTGGCCGCCAAGTACATCGCCTTGTGCGGGCACATCCCACCGTCGTCGGTCAACCAGCTGGATCTTGCCGACCTCAACAGCGCGGCGTGGCGGATTGTCGGTTTTTTCATGAAGCCGGCATCAGCTCCGTCGACGAGCTGATAGCGGTTGCCTACGACCTTGCCTGGGTCTGGAAAACGGACCCTGAGCAAATCATGGGTCGGCCTTTGGACGTAGTTCTGGAGGCCATCATGCACAGCCAACGCATAGCGGAAACGCTGAGGGGGGAGGATGGCTGACAAGTTTCAGCTCAAAGCGCTGATCACCGGCGTCGACAAGCTGTCACCGACCCTGGCGGGGGCGCGTAAGAACATTGCCGCGTTCCGCAAGAACTTGGAAAGCACTGGCCTGGGTAAGATCGGCTGGAGCGATATCGTCACCGGTGGGGCCATGGCGGCCCCGTTTATTGCCGGTGCGCGCGCGGCTATCGACTTCGAGTCGCAGATGGCTGACGTGCGCAAGGTGGTCGACTTCGATTCACCTGACCAGTTCAAGAAGATGGGCGACGACATTGGCCGGATGTCTGAACGATTACCCATGGCCGCGACGGACATTGCCAAGATCGTCGCGGCCGGGGGGCAATCGGGCATTGCCCGCAATGAGCTGCTGGGCTTTGCCGACGCGGCGGTAAAGATGGGCATCGCGTTCGACCAGACTGCCGACGAGTCCGGCGACATGATGGCCAAGTGGCGAACCGCGTTTCGCATGAATCAGGCCGAGGTGATCGGACTGGCTGACCGTATCAACTACCTCGGCAACACCGGCCCGGCCAACACCAAACAGATTTCCGCCATTGTCACCGAGGTCGGCGCGCTGGGCGAAGTGGCCGGCATGTCGTCAGCCCAGGTGGCGGCCATCGGTGCAACCATGGCCGGGGTAGGCGTCAAGCAGGATGTGGCGGCCACAGGCATCAAGAACTTCATGTTGGCCATGACCAAAGGAACGGCGGCCACCAAGGGCCAAGCGCAGGCATTCAAGTCGCTTCGGCTGGATTCCAAGACGGTGGCCGAGAACATGCAGAAGGACGCCCAGGGCACCACCCTGGACCTGCTCAAGCGTATCGGTCAGGTCGATGCGGCTAAGCGTCCGGCGCTGCTGGCCGAAATGTTCGGTACCGAGTCCATTGGGGCCATCACGCCGCTGCTGACCAACTTGGAGCTGCTGCGCGGCAACTTGGAAAAGGTCAGCGACGCGCAGAAATACGCCGGCTCCATGGAAAAGGAATATGCGGCACGGGCCGCGACCACGGCGAACAACCTGCAGCTGCTGCGCAATAGCGTGATGGGTGTGGCCCGCGAGGTCGGTGACGCCTTGCTGCCGGGCATTAACGCTGTGGTTAACCAGCTGCGCCCCTGGATCTCGCAGGCGGCGCAATTGGTGCGGGACAACCCCCAGCTGGTGCGCGGCATCGTCATCGCCGGCGCGGCGTTTACCGCACTGCGCGCGGCGGTATTCGCCGCCACAGTGGCCACCCGCTTGCTGGGCGTGGCCTTCGCGGCTACTCCGGTCGGTCTGATCGCGGTAGGTATCGCGGCCGCCGCCGGCCTGATCGTCGCCAACTGGGAGAAGGTCGGGCCTTTCTTCACTGCTTTGTGGGATTTGATCCGGGCAGCGGCGGTGCCAGTGATGGACATGATGAAGACCTTTTTTGAATGGACGCCATTAGGTCAGATCATCAAGCACTGGG